TATCCCACGTGTCGCCGCCTCTCGCCTGCTCTTCCAGCAACCAACCTGTCAGGTCGTCTTCGTGCCATCGGGTCTGCACCACGATCACGGCGCGCGGAAAGCGCGAGAGAACGACTGACGAATACCACTGCTTCACCTTTTCACGGGTGCGCTCGCTGTCCGCTTCCTCTCTATCTTTCAGCGGATCATCGATCAGGACGATGGGGCCAACGGTGCCGCGCCCCGTCAGTGCCGTGCCGACACCCGCCGATATGTAGAACCCACCCTGCGACGTACGCCAGAAGCCCTTGGCTCTCGTGTCTTCTTTCAACTCGACGTTCGGGAAGAGATTTCGATAGGCCGCGCTCTTGACGATATCGCGAACTTCGCCGCCGAATTCCTCCGCCTTGTCCAGGTTGTACGACGCCGACATGATGGTTGCTTCGGGGTTGCGCCCTAAGAACCAAGCGGGAAAGCGTCTCGAACCAAGTTCCGATTTGCCGTGCCGCGGCGGCATGTTGATCATCAGCCGATCAATCTTGCCGTCTTCGATTGCCTCGAGCTTTTCAGCAATCAATCGATGGTGCGCAGCCGGCCGATAGGCCCGGTTCGTATATTCGCTGAAATTAATGAGCGATCTGCGAGCCCTTCGCCTTTCCAGCAGTTCCGTCGCTATCTGTTTCGAGCATGGCAATGAGCTCTGCGTCGGAATAGTCGGAAACATCCCGTCTCTCTATGGTCATATCCACAGTTTGTGTTGGCTTACCGTATGCCCGATTGAGCACTTCCTGAGCTGCTGCGAAGGACACCCGCTCGTCGTCGCTCTTCAAAAGCTCAAGGACCTTTTTGAAGGCGTCTGCGCCATGCGCGCGAGCCATAGTCCTTATCTCTTCGACGATCTTCGGACGTCCTGTGGGGTTTCCGCTCTTGCCCTTCTGGAAGGGCTTCCCGATGACCTTGCCTGTCTTGCTGGTAGGTTGCTGTTCCATTGCTGTTAGCAGCGCTGCCCCGCTGCGAATTCTCCGAAATGAGCGAGAGCGGCGCATTCGTATGCAGCGCTTGCCTTTAATGGGTCATCGAAATAGCCGAGATGGAAATACTTCTTGTTGACCGAGATCTGAGCACGCCATTTGCCCTTCTCTTTGTTGAAGCTGACGCCCTTGAGACCGACAACATTTGTGCGGAACGCTCGGCGATTTGCCCCGTTCTGAGACCGAGTGGCGAGCCGAAGGTTGACCCAGCGGTTATCCGATTTCGAGGCATTCGCATGGTCAACATCAAGATCCGGCCATTCTGCCGTGACCCATGCCCAGATTACTCTATGGGCGAGATACTGCTGGTTGAACAAGCAGAGCGCGACATACCCAGCGGCATGGGGGTTGCCCGCTATCTTGCCCGCGAACTTAGAGTTCCACCGCGCGCAAACATGCTCAGCGGACTGGGGCCCGTCTCTGAACATATCCGGCGTGCGCCTTCTCCACCGCAATTCGCCCGTCTCCGGATCATAGTCCAAAACATCGCGAACCTGCTTCGGTGTCATCTGTAATCCCTGCAGCAACAGTCGTGGTCGACAAAGCGTGATGCCTGGACGTTGAAGCTTCCCTCTATCGCTCCAGCGCCAGATCCCGTTGACACCCAGCGATAACACCAGCGTCCGCCATGACCCGGCGTAAGATCCAGGAAGTAATTCCCGATCGATGCCTTCTGCAATTCGACATCAGTTCCGTAGGCATACGTTTGCTTCTTTCCGCACGGTGAAAAGATCTGAGCTTCGACCGTGTCAGGATCAACGAAGTTTCCCGTGGCCTGATCTTGGAATGCTGTCGTCAGTCTCAACGGCTGACCTGGTGCTATCTTTCCCGGTGTTATCACAGGCGACCTCCGCCAACGCTAATATGCGTGAGAGACGACCCCCTGGCTTGGGTTCTTCCAATGTTGGCCCCTGCCATCGTCATCGTTCTTTTTCCGCTGAAAGCTGCTGGAGTGTTGGCGTACCCACCGTCACCTATCCGCGCCAGAACTCTCGCTGCAACATGGGCCGTTGCGATAAGCGACACATCCTCAAGAACTATTCCCAGGACGGCATGGGGATCGCGCGCCATCGCGGCCGACAGCGTCGCATCGTCAAGAAGCGTCCCCACCTCACCCGCTATGTCGAGTGAGCCTGTCGCGGCGATAGTGACGTCAGAAAGCGTGATGCCGGCACTACCCGTGAGAGCGAGTGCGCCAGTTGCAATTAGAGTTGCGTCGTCGAGTGTTGCGCTAACCTGACCGCTGATCGCCAGCGTCCCGGTTGCATTGCCTGTCGCATCATCAAGCGTGACCGCGAGAAACCCTGTGTTCCCCGTGTCGGTATTGATAACGCCGCCAATCGGCGCGCCAATGTAATTACCGATCATGCGCCGTGGCTTCTGGCAGTGCGTTGGTCATGAAGGCCACGGCGGTGCTGGAAGCATCGCGATCAGTTCTGGGATTGTGGGCTGCGGGATCGCGCCAGACTGTACGTCTGCGAGAACGCCGAAGACCGTCAGCCACAACGGATCGCGCCCTTGCTCGACCACGCTCTGCTCGGATCACCGCCGACGATCCAATGCCAGTCAAGAGGCGTATATTCGATCATGCATCGCCCCTAAGTATACAATCCGCCATTCGACGTGCTTCCGGCAGTCGAACCGGGAAAGAAGTTTGCGCCGCCGCCTCCGGTGATGATGACCGCGTTGGTATCTGCGTTGTAGCGAGACCCGGTCGCCGAAAATGCGCCTAGCGTACATGTCAGGTTTGCGAGATTTAGAATGCCGCCCCAACGTGCGAGGACGAATTGTCCGAATGCAATATTGCGCAGCCACGTGAAGGTGGTTGCGCTTGGGGCTATTAGGTTGGAGTTCGTGTCACAAAGGAACGGCGCAGTTATCGTCCCCGAGCAGCTTAGCTTGTTGTTCGCGCCAGTGGGCTGCAAGTTGCCGCCGTATTTAGAGGCCAGCGGGTAGTTGATAACGTCGCCGTAGTCGTTATTGTTCGCGATTATGATGTTTCCGGCAATGCCAGAAATAATATGATAGTTAGCCGTTGAATCGTGCGGGTGAACACCGGAAATCTGAAAATTTCCAACTGCCTTCTGCCCGTCAAAGATATAGGCCGACCCGCCGTTTTTTGTGATTGTGTAGTTGGATGGGTTAGCCGTGTCGCCGTTTATTATGACGGCTCCTGATCCGACCGGAGCCTTTAGAAGGCATCCCGCGAATGTTCCGGTGTTCCCTAGTTGGATCGTTGCGTTATAGATACTGATATCCAGCGCAGCGATCGTGTCCATCGCTTTCTGAATTGTAAGAAATGCGCCACCCGACGCATTGGAAAGTCCGTTGTTAGCGTCGGAGCCATCTGTCCGCACATAGTAGGTGCGGTTCGAAGTCAGAACCGCGCGCGGAGCATAGCCCGCATCCTTCAACAGATTCCCTGCCGAAGAATCCCAAAGAGCTATATTCCCGACTGTGGCGCTCCCGGGTCCTCGAACCTGAAGCGCAGCAGGGACGTCGTTCGCGATGTCCTTCGTGCCGGCAGAGAAGCTGACGGCCGCGTTCGCGTTTGAACTGGCAAGGACCGTGTCCCTGACGAGCGTCGTCGACGCCGAGAGGTGGCCGGTTCCCCGCTCCCATTCCGCTGCGGCCTGGTTCGATATGAAATAGTCGAACTTGTTCGTACCGCCGGTGCCGAACTCATCATTGAACGTGCGCTTACCGTTGACAACCGACAACGTGATGTTGCCCGTTCCTGTGGATGTCGACTGTTGGTGAATGAGATCGCCAGGGGCGGGCATCAGGCGTTGCCATCCGTCAACGTGAATGCCGTGACTGTGAAGCTCTGTCCCGTTACAAAGGACGTGTTATCGACGGTCATGTCGCCGCCACCGCCTGTAGCGGTGATTGACCCCTGCATATGCTGGGTCGTTCCGTCAGAAGCATAGAGCCGGAAATGTGCCGCCGTACCGGTGTTGTCAGCGGATGTGTCCTGCCAAGTGCCGGACTTCGATTTCGAGCCCGACGCCGCGTTGGCCATCCAATCAGATGGCAGCGAGAGGGTCGCTAGAATGGTTCCGGAATCGGCATCGGTAATGTTGGTCGGCGCAGCACCGGAGCGGATTTTCAGAACAGCCGATGTTCCAATCGCCGTTTCCAGAGCATCGAGCCGGGCATTGCGGACCGCCACGGAGAATTTAACTGCCATCAGAGGGCCTTCATAATCCAGCCAGCTGCAGCGACCTCAATCCCGGGATGCGCGAGCATCTGCACACCGAGGTTGACGTTGAAGAAAAACATCAAAAGACCGAGCGCGCACACGACGCGCCCGGCCAAGTGGACGATCTGCATGAAGTCCATGTTCTGAATGTTCATGCTAGGGCTTCCTGCGGATAGAGGCGGTTCTGGGCGGCTCTTGCTGCCTGCGCGACGCGCTCTCGGTCCTTCATCACTGCCGCCAGAGCTTCCGCTCCGCGCGGATCAAGGTAGTTCGTCACGTAGGTCGTGTTGTCGGGTTCCTGGCCCCAGACCTTGCGATAAGCCCAACGATAGGTGCGCGACAGGAACGACCATTTCCGGCGCGGACCTTCCGCCGTCAGGCGTGCCGCTTCATCGCGCATCGATCCGAACGAGATGAACACCGAAATGACGAGAACAGAGATCAGGCCCGTCAACTGCTGCGCGCGGCTTTCGCTCATGCCGCCCCAGTCCGTCAGCATGAACAGGTCGGCGCGATCCTCAGAGGTCACGACCTTCGTGCTCGATGCTTCGCTGCGGGCGCTGACGACTTCCTGCTCGAGACGCTTCACGTCCTGATCCGCGGCGTTTGCCGCCTCGATCAGAGCCGGGTGCGTATCAGCCCATGAAAGAGCAGCCTTCGCATCGTTGTAGTCGGCGCAGTATTTCCGGGTCTGCGGGCCTTTGGTCGTCTGGCACTCGTTCGTCAGGTTCCAGTAGCGGGTGTTCGATTTGATCTTCGCAATCAAGGCTTCGGCTTGACCCCGGTCGGTGATCTTCTGACCGTCGACAACCGGGATCGTCTCCCAGGCGGCGTTGTGCTTTTCCTGGGCGGCGTTGCGGGCTTTCTTCAAGGCGTCCTGAGCCATGTCGAGACGCGTGCGGGCATCTGCGGAGTGCACGAAGGCCGCCTTCTGAATGTTCGTCTTCTCCGCCTGTCCTTCGGCAGCAGCGCCGATCCAGTTGAAGATCGAGAACGAGAAAGCCGCCACCCAGATGGTGAGGTTGCAGAACATCGAGAAGGGCTTGGCTTCCCAGAAGGCCCGCATCATCGAGCGGGATGCACTCATCTCGTAGAGCAGACCGGCGATGCCGAGCGAGCAGCCGAACAGCACCATGAAGCTCGGAACGTCGACGCCGTTCTTCTTCAGGATCGTGACGACGCCAGCGAAGAAAACGAGGCCAATAGCGATGCGATCGAGGTTGATCCGGGAGGCCGGGCGCGAGACCGCGGAAAAGAGGCCGGAGACAGCCGGGATCAGGCCCCGGCGGGCCGGCGCAGGAATGGTGCTCATGTCGGGGGGCTCCTGAGATAGGAGGTGAATTTGCAAAAACAGAACCCCCGCCGCCGCGCATCCATGGCGTTGGATCGGGTGCCAGAGCATGTGTCGTGACAATCCCGGGTCAGGAGACAGTCACGGCGACGGGGATTTCAGGATTTTGTTGGTTGTTTTGCTCGCATTTCCGGATTCGGCGGCCCGGATTGCGGGTACCACCGTTGGAAATGCGAGCCTGGCCTTGCGATACTGGGCTTTGTTAAGCTCGCGGTCGGCCGACAAGAAACAGAAAAAGCCGATACGCCACGATAGAATCTAGCAAGAGCGGTGGAGTGATTTGCCTTGTGCGTCAAGGCCTATCCCAGAGGACCGCGGCGCACGCCGCACATGCGTGACATGGCATCCACAGTTCGCTTTGGTAGCTCAGCCGATATCACTTTCCTCTTAATCGAAGGCGGCTTGTATTCGCCAACTTCCGGGCGGGCGAATTCGCCGAAATATTGCGCGGCCGCCGTTTTATAGGCATCAGCTGCCTCATTGAACGTGCCATAGGTCCCGAGGTTCTTCACCTTTCCCCGGACGCCTATATGCGCTTTGAATCTGTTTCCGATCTTACAGACGCCCTTCGCGCCAGACGTATTATTGGACGCGATTTTTCTGTTCTGTTGGTTCTCCGAGTTTGTAGCAAGCCGGAGGTTATCCAGGCGGTTGTTGGAGGGTTCGCCGTCGATGTGATCGATCTGATCTGGTGGCCATTCCCCATAGATGTAGAGCCACGCTAGGCGATGGGCTGGGTATCTCTTTCCGTAAATGGAAATGTACGTATATTTGCCCGTCGTCGGTGAACAGACCACCGTCCCCCGCCTCTTTCCGGGGTAGTTCTCCGTCCACAGGAAAAGCCCGCAAACCGGGATGTATTTGATCACGCTCTTGAGTTGCTGCTGCGTGAGTTCACCCACCAATTTCATTTGCGCTTTCTCCCCGTTAGGTCCTCTATCACACCAAGAAGCTCCGGCCGCACCCGGACTAACTTGATAATCAGCGCAACGGGTCCCGGTACCGCGACACTTGCCCAATATTGGCCGGTGCGGGGTTTCGCCCCCAACAGTTCCGCAAATTCGGTCTGTGTGTATTTCAGCGCCTTCACGGCTTCACGGTATTCGGCCGGGGTCATTGAGGGGCGATCCGCTCTGCGTTGCCAATACGCAACCTTTAGCATCAAACCCGGCTATTTCAAGCAAAAAATACGCAATCTTTGTTGATTCGCTATTGACGAAAAGCGCAATCATTGCGTATTCTATCAATCGAGCCCCGCAACGGCTGACACCGCGGCAGGGCTCTTGATCTCAACCTTAGCAAGAAGGATTGAAACCCAATGTCTGGACTATCACTCCTATTAGTCTTCGTCACGGCATCACCGGTTCTTATTTTAGGCGCGGTCGTTGTTCTGAGCCTCCTCGTAGAAGCGATGATCGAGGGGAGCATCGGCAAATGAGAACCTCCATCAAAGGGCGAGCACTCGCCATCATCGCTGGTCTGGCGTTCACTGCCGGCGCTTTGACCATTCTTCTTGGGCCAGCCTTACTGACGCCGTTGGAATGGTCCTCGTACCATGTCCTGACCATCATCAGCGTCTTTGGAACGACAGCGGCCGGACATCTCCTTGCCGATGCCGGATTCAAGCACCCGATCGCAGGACTGGGCTTCCTGGTTCTGTTCCTAGGCGGCACCGCGCTCGTGGTTGCCAACAGTGTTGGCCGGCAGGCTGCAACATTCGAAGAAAGCACCCTGTCTGCGGAAGCGACCAACGCCGCGATTGCCGACAAGAGTGAAGACCTGAAGCAGGCCCGGGCCCGCAAGGTCTATGCTGATGCTCAGGTTCAGCGTGAGACCAGCCGGGGCGGCTGCGGCCGCTCCTGCAAAGACTGGAAAACCAACGCGTCCGACGTGGCGATCGTCATCGGTCAACTTGAACGCGACATCGCAGCGCTCGGCCCGAAGAAGCCGGTCAATGCGAAAGCCGAGCGGATGGCCGAGATGGCAGCCCTGTTCGGCGTGAGCAAAGCCAAGGCGCAGGCAATGTTCGTTCTGCTGGAGCCTCTGCTCAATTGCCTGTTCTTTGAGTTGGGCTCCATCGTCTCGCTCGGCTTCGCGTTCCGCCAGGGCAAGCGTCCGGTTTTAGTTGCCGCAAACGATTGCCCTTCAGTTGCCGACAACCGGCAAACGTCTTTCCCTGTTGAGTTTCAAGTGCCGGAACCGCCAGAACCACCGCAAGGCAAGCGTCGCAAGCCGTTCCCGAAAGAGGTCATCGACTTTAGCAACCATCCCGTCGTCAAAGCTCTGCGGGATGTCGGAGGATCGGTCACATCCCATCGTGCTCTTGCCGCCGCGATGGGAATTGACGAAGGGGCGGCAACTCGGCGTCGGCAAGAGGTCGAAGACCTGCTGGAGGTCACGCGGCACGGCAAGCAACTGAGGATCGCTCTCAGGGCTTAGACAAATCAGGTGGCGGCTCTTCGGGGTCGCCCTTTTCATTTGCAGCCGGAAGATACCCATATTCCGTTCGCGTCACGACGATATCGCCGTTGTCTTTCACCTCAACGGCCCATAGCGCATAGACTGGCGTCTTTGTGTTTCTCCGGTCATCCCACGTCCACTGCCGAACACCCTCCGCTCTATCCCATCTCACTACCCAGTTGAGCGTGACGCCGATATCTTTTGTGCGTGCGCTCTGCTGCTTTCGAAATCGTTCCTGATCTGCCGCCAGACGTGCTGCGTGTTTCTCAGGCGGCTTGTCAGGATTCACGCGGCCTCCAAGTCTCCGATAGGTATCTCCGTCAGTGTAGCGTGTCCGAACAGGCTGACAAAGATCTTTGCCTTACGACCCTGAATGCCTTTGATCTCGACGATCTGTCCTGCGAAAGGCCCGATGCTGATCTCTGCCATCTCACCAACGCGAAGCGCTCTATGCGGGTTCACCGACCGTCGGTGCGGGATAAGCCCTCCTGACATCTCTCGTAGCTTCGCCATTTCAGATTCAGAGATCGGTGCAGGCCTGCGCCTACCGAACTCATCTGGAAAACCAACAGCAGCGGTGATGTAGTTCTCGGCCATTAGCTCGAGCCATGAGAACCGGCCACCTACGAAGATATAGCCCGTAAACATGGGGTAGAGAACAGGGATCGAGACGCGGCGGCCCTTCTTGATCGTCTTGCGGAACTTCGTTTCCGTTGGGCAAAAGACCTGGTCATAGCCCTTTCTCTCGAGCACGCCTGGCCGCCATTCCCCATGCTCGTCGTAACGACCAGCGAGCACGAATTCTCGCTGCGGATTGGTGCGGATCGCGAACCATTCTTGGCTCAAGGCGTCTTCCTCTTCACGGTTACACGCTTCGATTTCTTCTGCTTGATGCGCTTTGAAGCATCGAGCCCGTATCCGGAGATTTTCTCAACCTTGCCGTTCTTGTTGATGCGGTAACCGCGGAGCGATTTGCCCGTCATTCCGCAGCCTCGGCAAATGCAGTGGTGAGCCCGACTTCGCTGCGGAACATTTCCAGTTGCGCCTCGTCGTCGTAAAGCTTCGCGCGCTTGTCGGACTCCATGCACATCTCACGCGCAACCTTGCGGAGCGCCTTCGGGTTTATGCCTGCGTCCTTTGCAGAGTTGACGAGGTCTTTGACGTTCTCTTGGATTTTGCCGATCTCACGGAGGCTGTCGGCAAGCTCGCGGGCGTACGTTTGAATCTGGCTCATGCTGCAACCCTGGTTTTCTTGAAGCTCAGATGCGAAGCAATCCTGTTGGCGACTTCAGACTCTTTGAGGTTGAGGGTCTTTGCGATATCGTAGGTGTCGAGCCCCATTCTCCAGAGCGTCACCATGCGGTGGTATTGCTGGTAGGTCATCACGCTGCCTCATCCTCGCTGCGCCGACGGTTGTTTTCCAAAAGCTTCGACAGCCACCCAGACATGTCCCCGCCGGGCAGATTCGCCTTCTGCCATTCAGCCGCTTTCCGATACCGCTCGGCTTGCTGCTTGGCGTACGCGACCCATTCTCTGGGCGGCATCAGTTCGTCGATGTTGTCGTAAGGCTTGCCGTGGCATATACGGTTCTTCACCGTCAGGATCAGGTGGCTGCGAAGTTCCTTGCCCCATCCTTCCGAAATCGCCTCTCGCACCCACGGATGCGGCAGGAAGCGATCGGAGAACTCCCAGCCCACCGGCTCTAGCTTTCCCGTCCGCTCGTTCCTTCGCATGGCGTTGACGAAGCATCGCGCGCGGTACTCGGCAATGTTCATGAACTCAAGGGCTTCGTCGGCTGTGCGGCAATCGAAGAGCGATCTAGTTGATGACATTGGCGAGCCCCTGTTCAACCATCTCGTTCGCGATTTGCTCCTTCCAGCTTTCGTCGTTGAGATGCAGCAAGCGCGGCGATGCTGTTTGCGCTCGGCCGGTGGCTGATTTGGCGCCGGCCGGAACCGTAGCCGTCGCAATGCGCTTGGATGCCGCTAGGCGCTTCACACGCGCGTCCGCAACGGCGTTGGTGAAATAATCCCAGCTCCACACTCGGCGCCCCTTGTGCGTCGCCGCCTTGGCGCGCAGCGCCGGCAGGATGTCGAGTTCAAGATCGCAACCCGAGTTGATCCACGTTTGCGGGATCATCGTGTTGATCAGGCCTTGGCAGTTTGCAGGGTTGTCGAGGCAGGCGCTGGCGGCGTCGCAAAGCCGATCGTAAAAAACTTTCAAATCCTCGCAGCGTGGCGTGGCGTCATCGCGCGCGGGTTCTGGTAGGGAAGAAGCTACTTGGGTATTGGTAGTATTGGTATACTTGGTAAGAGTCTGGCCCTTCTCTGGCCCAGCACTGGCCCAGCACTGGCCCGTTGACTGGTTCTCCTTGTTTTGGACGTCCTGATACTTTCCGTAATTGCAAATGGTTGCGATGTTTGCGAAGTGGCCGTTGCTCTGGCCCATTTCGATCATGTTATCGGACTCCAACAACGCGAGGAATGTCCGAACCTTTTTCTCAGACCACAGCCATTTTTTTGCGAGGAACGCTCGGCCGACGAGAACCTGCCCTCGCTGAAGCTCGATAATCTTTCCCTTGTGATTTATCTTTTTCGTCTTCCACGCGGCGTTGGCAATCAGCCACATCCATGCGGTAACACGTGAGTATGGCTCGCCATCAAAGAGGGCGTGATCGTCAAAGATATTCACATAGACTCGGAACCAGCGCGCCTTCTTTTCGCCGTCCAAATCACCGACGTTATCTTCGGTGACAGCGTTCGGTGTTGCGTCTGTTGATGTCATCGGTTTTGTACCCCCAAAACTTTAGCGTCACGGCTCGCTCCAAACCCCCGGAGCGAGCCGTAGTCTTTTGTGCTTCATGCACCCCGAAAAATGCTGGCGACCGAAATTGGGGATGGTCGCCAGCAAGGTTTGGAGGGGGCACGCACACATCGCGGTGCACGGGTTGGAGGCGGTCGATACGCAACCGTCATGCGTTGGTGTGGACGCATGAGACCCGTGCACCCGGAGATATGCGGGCGGTACACAAACGCGACTGACTGGGACTCAGAACAGCGACAGGCAGAGCCTGCGAACGCGGCTCCAGAATGAATTCGTGTCATCGCCATCCGCTTCGAATGATCTGCGGAGGTAGGTTTCGATGATGTCTGGATCTTGGGTCATGCGACCCTCGCTACTTGCTTGGACGCGGGCTTCTGATTTTCGGAAATGAACCCTCGAATGCGGTCCGCGGTCGTAAGCGTGACCTCACGACCCGCCCGCAGGCGCCGCACAAGATGCCGATCGTTCATCAGCTTTTCGCCGAAGACCGACGGAGACATGCCGGAGGCGTCGAGAAACGCCTCGACCTCCCTCAAAAGGACTTCGCGTGATGTGCTCATGAGTTTGAGGAATAATGTGCTATAGCACACTTGTCAAGGTGATACAGCACATGTGATATTCGACACGAATAAATGTATGACCAGTCCCATGCAGGACTGGCGAAAAACGATTGTTCATTTGATGCGTGAGCGGGGGCTCAACATGAAACAGCTCTCGCGTCTTGCCGGCCGCGGCGAGACGTTCGTGAGAGATGTGCTCGATTATGAGAAAGACCCTCGTCTAAGCAACGTCATGGCACTTGCTGACGCCCTAGGTGTTTCCGTCGGACAATTGATCGTCGGCGATCAACCCGACTTCCAATCTATCCCTATTATTGGACGAGTAGCCGCCGGCGAGGGCTGGAACGCTGTCAATGACAGGCTTGGCGAAATAGAGCTTCGCGTTGAGGGCGGAGAACCAGTCGCGCTGGAGGTTTCCGGCGATAGCATGAAGCCGGTTTATCGCAACGGTGACCTGCTAATCGGTGCTAAGCGCGCCGGCACGACTGCAGATAATCTCATCGGCTTGGATTGCATCGTCCTCACCGAAGATGGAGACAAGTATGTGAAGTTTCTCGCAAGGGGATCGGTCCGGGGTAAATTTCACCTTCGGTCCTACAATCCCGCGCAGAAAGATGTGGAAAACGTCAAGTTGGCGTGGGCGGCTCCGATCATCTGGGTCCGCCGAACGCAGCGTTAGCGCTTAACGAAGGCGAAATCCGGCATCGATCATGCGGCCGGCCGCCTTGGATGATGGCGAGTCCGTTGTTTCTGTCGGAAGTCGCTTTGATCCTATCGTCACCAAAATCGCGCCTCCCCCGACACGTTGGAGTGCCAGAAACTCCCTAGAATCGAGTTCGGCCGACGTCTTGCACATCGTGCTCACGTTGATCAGCCCGCTCGGCTCGACTTTGCGAGCAGTAGCAAATGATCCATTTCCACAGTTTTGAGATGATGCTGACAGACTGAACTCCGCGACATCTGACGGAGTGTTGTCCGGAAAAATCGATATTCCGCCGAAGACGTTCGGAGAACCGAAAACGGCATGGAATGCCGTACCAGTCGTCTCATCCGGAGCCAACACGACCGCATCGTTCATGCCTGCGTTTGTTAGCAGTGTCCTCAGCGTGGTCATGCCTTCTTGGACAAGTTCTGGTCGCTGCAGCACGATGCTTGGTTGCCTATTAGCCGGCGCCGCAACGCCGCCCGCGAAAGGATTTGTGCTCTGCCCTGCGTACTTGTTTTGAGGCAACGTCGTGCACGTCAGGGCGGCGTTCAATGCTGCCGAGGAGTCGGTGAGCTTGTACGAGAACTCATGCCCCATAGCATTGATCACAAGCACGCGCCCTTTGCGAAAGCGCTGGAATACGGCGGCATAGGGCGGGAGATCGAAGATTGCCAGCTTCGGTGAGACCATTCGAACCGTGTTATACGACGGCGTATCGCCATCCACCCGATAGGCTACCGGATACGTTGCCCCGACCGGAAGCGCCCACGATTGGTTTGACAAACCGATCCGCCAAGACTTCTGATCGCCGTCAATTGCGAAGGCGAGCACGGTGCCATCAACATAAACTGATGACGCTACGCAGTGGGAAAATGTACCATTATCATTGGTGTATGCGCCCACATCCCATCCGCCGATTTTGGTGGTCGATATCTCTCTCGCCGATGCTTGGCTTGATAGAAGAACCGCAATTGCTGCGCCTATGCGTATCGCTCTGCTCACGACGACCTCCCCAATCCGCCCGCAATTAGTCTCCCATCGATCAAATTACTACCGCTCCAAGCGATTCACGATAGTGATGTGCTAAAGCACACTTTGCGCTTGACCGATGTGATAAATCACATTACGAGTGAGTTCATCAACGACGCGGACGCTCCCGTCTCACCTCGCTGATAGCCGCCGTCCAGAGTGTTTGTGGACGACATCCCGCGCTACCGGGCGGCGGCTTCGCAGAATTCTTTCAAGGGGACATTCATGACAGCTACAGCTGAAAAACTTGCCGACGCCGAGCCTGTCGCTCTCGGCCGTCCTGTTCTTGTCACCACTGAGTACCGCGGCGTTTTCTTTGGCTATGCCGATGAAACCTCCGGCGATGTCATCACGCTGAAGAACGCACGCAACTGCATCTACTGGCCGTCCGGCAATGGTGGTTTTGGTGGCCTTGCTTCGGAAGGCCCCGCGAGCGGCGCGCGCATCGGATCGCGCGTTTCGCAGATCGAACTTCGCAAGATCACGGCTGTTGCAGAAGTGACGGCGGATGCTGTCGCGAAGTGGGAGGCCGCGAATGTCTATCGCGGTTGATAGCGACGGCTACGGCTCCGGCTACGGCGACGGCTACGGCTCCGGCGACGGCTACGGCTACGGCTACGGCGACGGCTACGGCTCCGGCTCCGGCTACGGCTACGGCTACGGCGACGGCTACGGCTACGGCTACGGCTACGGCGACGGCTACGGCTACGGCTACGGCTACGGCGACGGCGACGGCGACGGCGACGGCTCTACCTAATCGCAAACCATTCCAATCTCGTGCCGTGCGTATCCAAGCGGGGGCGGTACGAGCATCGAAGCCGGGTGAGCCAGTGGATGAGAGGGACGCTGTCTCGCCCGGCACTTAGGGGGATTACAAAATGCGCGACACTGGAATTATCGACTTCGACTTTGAGGAAGTGGGCGTTCAGATCGCCGGCGCCGAAGTCGGGATGTTCTCAGGCACAGCGTCCATCAATCAGGACGGTGCCGTCGTCGGGCTCTATCTCGACGCTTACGTCACAGACCGGGCCGCTCCGCTCGGCATGCCGAAGAAGATCACGCGTTACCTCAAGGTTCCGCTTCGCCACCACATCCCGCTTGCGTTCGAAAGCTATCTTGCCCGTGAGCTTGCCACGGCAATTGAAACCGGGTGCGAGCCTGAGATCACCGACAAGCTGAACGACTGGAGCGTTTCGATTGCCGAGCAATCGTTCGAGCATTCTCCGTCAATTGCCGATGGCTTTGAAGCAATCCGCGAAGACCTCCGTCTGATCTGTCAGGGGGCAGCGTGATGGCAACCTCTGACAGCATCGAGACGGGTGGTCCAGCGTTCCCGCTGCCGTTCCCACACAAGCAAGTTCACTACGTGCCAATGCGTGATGGCATGACGCTTCGCGACTACTTCGCTGCGCAAGCGCTGGCAGCAATGAAGCCCCGCTTCACTTCCACGAAGGACATTGATGACCTTCTCCCGACGAAGCTAGCGGACAAAGCATACGAGATCGCCGACGCGATGCTGAAAGCCCGTGAGGTGAAGCATGTCTGACAGCATCGAGAGTCCTTACTGCAAGCGCCCAGAGTGTCAGGCCAAAGGCTCATGTGCTCACTGTGATGAGCGCGGACATTCGTGGTGCTTCGGTGATGCGCGTTTGAAGGACAAGAAGTGGGTCTCTGACGCCTACGAAGAAGAATTGGTTCGTCGATATCAGGCTGGTCTTCATCTTTCTCGTGTCGACAAAAGGCTCGCTCGAAAAATTCGAGCCCGTGGAGAGGATCGCTCTCATGAAGGGAAGTGAAACCCTTGTCGGTAAGCAGCGCAAATGGCTCGAACATATCGCGCTAGCTTCCAAACCTTCGGCCGGAATGTACCGAGGCGCGCGCCACGATTTCGTACCGTACCGAGTGGCGGCGCAATTGGAACGGCTCGAGCTGATCTACCTCGAAACGCCGCACAACCCAGCTCACAAAGACCGGTGGGTAATCACTAGCGAAGGCATCGAAACACTGAAAGCCGCTTCCCTCTCTAAAGAACGTGAGGGAGCGTAGATGCTCGAACACTTCCTCGAATTCGTCCGGCAGAACCCTGCCTTCTCGATCTTCGTTACGGTCGCTCACACCATGGCGTTCTGTTGGGCTGTCGCGATCTTCATCAACCGCCGCTGAGTTCAATGTGGAGTCCGTCATGCTTTCAAAGTTCGATCTCGGAATAACACTGCTCGTGCTCTGGGCCATCGGTGTCATGGGAATGGCCCTCTACTACTCAGGATAAAATGATCGACCGCCGCTTTCTTGAGGCCCTGGGCCTCGCAATCGTAGCAAGTGGATCTGGGTTGTTGGCGTTGGGTGTTCTGTACGTTTCAGGGGGATTTTGATGCTGCAGACATTCGCAAAGTCATCGTTTCGAGAACTGCTCGAACGCGCATCCAAGACGCAGCCGACAAGCAATGTCCGCCCACTGCATTCACTCGACAGCCTCGCACGCGCCGCACTCGATTCAACGCCAACCGTCGTTGATCTCGAATGCCAGTGTGACCGCCTGAAGAAGGCTTACGAAGATGCGAAGGCGGAAGCGGAAGCTTACCTCGAAACTCTCAAAACCGAGTTCGAAGCAGAGATTACCAAGGCTGAAGTTGCCTTGGCGAAGGCCAAGGATGAGCGGCTGCGGGCTCAGCATCGCACGCTTCGCCAAATGGTCGATCTTGGCGTGTTCGAGGGCGTGAGAAGCCTCGACGAACTCGTTCGCAACAAAGACCTGAAAGAGGCCGCCAATGGATAACACAGACGCCGCCCTGGCTACCGCAATCCGTGATGCGGCGAACGCGTTGTGTCTGGCCATGAATGCGGCCGGACGTGCAGGACTTAAGATCTCGTTCGATGTTCGACCGCACTACAGTTCAAAAACCGGTCGCACGGATGACTACAAATACACTCTCGACCTTTGCCGCAAAACCTATCTGTGAGGCCGCCAATGGCACTGACTGACTACGCCAAGAACATGCAATCCAACTTCGAACTCCGGCGCGAGATCGAGCGAATGTTCACTGAGTTGAAACGCCGAAGCTCCGCTGAAGCAACCGTCGTCGTTCAGCGTCTCTCGAACATCAATCGTCAAACATCGGCAGGGAGGAATGTAGGATGAGCGCTCTCGCAACAATCACTCAAACGCCCGTCGCTATCACGCCAATGGAGATGTTGAACTCCGCCATTACCCGCGGTGACAGCCTCGACAAGCTCGAACGTCTCATGGATCTAAATGATCGGTGGGAGAAAGCACAAGCCAAGAAGGCATTCATCGAAGCCAAGGCCGCGTTCAAGGCGTCCGCTCCGGTGATCACGAAGGACAAAACGAACAATCAATATAATTCCAGATACGCGTCGATCGGGAGCGTCGTCAACGCCGTCAATGAGGCGCTGAGCAAACATGGTCTGGACGCCGACTGGCAGTTTGATCAGTCGAACGGCATCCGCGTCACCTGCATCCTAACGCATGTCGCTGGTCATTCGGAAAGCGTCTCTCTCGTCGGAACTCCGGATACATCGGGCGCGAAGAACCCGCTACAGCAAATCAAATCGACGCTGACCTATTTGAAGCTCGCGACGTTCGAGGCGGTCACCGGCATTGCCACAAAGGAAGGCAATCGTGATGACGACGGCAACGCATCTGGCGTGGCTTCATTTATCAGCGATGAGCAGGTCGAAGAACTGACCGCACTGATCACCGAGACAAAGACCGACATCGCCAAATTCCTCGAGATCGGCAAGGTCGAAAGTCTCTCCGATATTACCACCGCAGATTTCGGGAAGGCGAAAGCCCTTCTTCTCTCCAAAAAGAAGAAGGACGTTTCCAAATGAAAGTCATCGACTGCGAACAGAATAGTGCGGAATGGCTGGCGGCGCGCTGCGGAAGCCTTGGCGCTTCGAGCATTGCCGATATGGTCGCCAAGACGCGAACAGGCTGGGGCGCATCGCGGTTCAACCTCGCTGCCAAGCTCGTTTGCGAACGCCTGACCGGAACGCCGCAAGAGTCCTACACGAACGCTGCGATGCAGTGGGGACACGATACCGAGCCGCAGGCGCGCGCAATGTATGAATTCATGCGCGACATTGCCGTTCAGCAAGTTGGCCTCGTCCTGCATCCGTCCATCAACAAGAGCCACGCATCGCCGGACGGTCTGGTTGGCGATGACGGCCTCATCGAAATCAAATGCCCCAACACCGCGACGCACATTGAAACGCTGCTGAGCGAGGATGTGGAAGGCAAATACGTCAAGCAGATGCAGTGGCAGATGGCCTGCTGCGGTCGGGCGTGGTGCGACTTCGTTTCCTTCGACCCGCGTCTGCCGGCCGAAATGCAAATCTTCGTGCAGCGCGTTCGCCGCGATGACGAATTCATCGCTGAGTTGGAGCGCGAGGCCCGGTTGTTCCTTGCGGAGATCGACAAAACGATCGCGACGCTTTCGGACAAATACCTAAGTCGCGAGGCCGCCGAATGACCGACACAGTAGGCCTCTGGCTCCTGATCCTGATTTATGTTGTCGCTGCGGTTCTGATTTCCAAATCGGTTGCGCCTCAGAACGATTCCGAAATCCGACCAAGGATCGTGAAGACGATTGCGGTCAATGTGAATGAGGAAGCAGGGCTCTGATGTCCCTTCACGATCACCAGTATGGGAACTGGAAGCCCAAGCGCATCGAGCGCTTGAAGGAAAAGAACCGCGACAAGCACGATGACCGTGACGGAAACGACAGCAACCACCTTGCAGCGCTCCGGAAGTGCCCTTGTATCGTGACGTTGCGCGTCCCGGCTGGCGAGGCCCACCACCTCAAGTCCTTGGGCGCCGGGAAAGAACGTGGAGTCGGCCGCCGCGCGTCCGATCGCTGGGCCGTTCCGCTCTCTCGCAATCCCCATAACGCAGTCGAGGCTGTTGGCTCTCGTAATGAGCTTCGCTGGTTTGCTGAAAATGGCGTTGAAGACCCTCACGAACTTGCGGCGACGCTTTGGGCCGTTCGGCCGTCCAATGGTTCCGAGAAGGCAATCAAAGCTGCAACAGAAGCAATGACGAAAATCATCATTGCTCATCACGCATCAAAGAAAGCAAGATCATGACAACACCCGATAAAGAAGTAATGCCGATAGATAGGACTGCGGGGCCTTGGACAACTGATGGTCGTTACATCCGAGCGTCGGAACGAGGCATCGTTTCCGATGTCATCGCGATCGTCGACGGTTGGGGGCGGATGACCAACGAAGCCAATGCACAATTCATCGTCACCGCCTGCAACGCCTATGAGCCAATGAGAGAGGCGCTGGCCGCCACGACGGTAGAGGTCGAGCGTGACCTTGCCGATTTCCTCAGTAGCGTTTGCGTTGTTAGGGACGAAGGCCCTGACCGATCCACACTGGACCCGGAAGACGCCGAGGAAGTCGCACGCCTCGAATGTATTATTTGGCGTGCCCGCACCGCTCTCTCCACCCTCCCTGTAAACGAACGGCCTCATTCAGGAAGTGATAACGAGCGCAATTTTGAGAACGTGCGTGATGCCTGGAAAATTATCTGGGAGCGCGAAGCAGAGATCGCGCGCTTAAGTAGATCGCTGAGCGAGCTTGAGGCGCATCACGTAGAACAAAACCGTCTTAAGCGCCGCAGCGAAGCTGACAGCAAAACGCTACGCATCATTCGCGCCGCTCTCTATGGCACCGACCGGCAGACATCAGCTGATGTCGAGAGATTGCGGGAAGCGTTGAAAAGCCTGACCGCCAACGTCGGACGTTTACGTGACGTGTTGGGCGACGACACAATGATGTCTTCGTGGCGAGAAGCCCGTGCCGCTCTTAAAGGCATGCCTAAGCCTGCAAGCGAAGCGGGGAATCTCAGCACTGACGAGGTGGCGAAATGATTATTCGCCCTGTTCGGTACGAAGAAGTTGTTCGCCATCGCAATGCGGGAAAGGTGCGCGCGAGCTACCGCATCGTTGATGCGCGTGGCGTGTACGTTGCGTCAGTTGTCGCGGGCTGGGGAACTTCGGACGAACTTCGTGAGATGCGAGCGCAAGAAATCGTCGCTCTAATAAACGGAAGCTCGAAACCCCGCGCTGCTCTAAGCGCCCCCTCTACAGATGCAAAGGTGGGGGGGATGAGGCGATCTGATGTCGAGATTGAACGACTTCGCCGCATCAATGTGGCAGCTTGGGCATACGCCTACGAAGTCGAAAATGATCCACTCGTCGATGACAGTATTTTCGATGCTGAGGCAAAGCTAATTCGGCCGGAGTTGTCGACCGGTCACGACGTTCTGGACCAATTCTTTCTAACTGAATTCAGTCCTCACACCGGAATGTGGGTCCACAAGCACCCAGAGAAGCACAAGCTCGCACACATGTGCGCTACCAGAAGGGCTCGATCGCGCGCCCCCTCTACAGAAAAGGGGCGGGGATGACGCTCGAACTCGTTCGCATCGGATTGGACGAAGCAAATGCTTTCGTCTCCGCGCATCATCGGCATCATCGGCCAGTCGTGGGTCACTTATTCTCGCTAGGCGCGGCCGTGGCGGGGAAAATTGTTGGCGTCGCGATCGTTGGCCGTCCCGTCTCTCGTCATCGTGATGACGGCGAGACGGCCGAAGTAACGCGTCTTTGCACCGATGGCACGAAGAACGCTTGCTCCTTTCTATACGGCGCGTGCGCCCGAGCTGCTTTCGCACTCGGCTTCAAGAGGATCGGGACTTACATCCTCGCAAGCGAACCCGGCACGTCTCTTACCGCGTGCGGCTGGCGACAAATCGGAGAAACGAAAGGCGGCAGTTGGTCGAGAGGTCAGCGACCTCGCGTCGACACGCATCCGTTGCAGAGCAAAATGCTTTGGGAGACGACCGTATGAGCCGCTGTGAAGCCTGCAACAAACCGCATGTTCCTGTTAACGACCATGAGCCGCCGTGGTGCATCTGCGGCCTCGATCATGGTTGCTGTTGGCCTAACTGTCCGCGTGACACGGTTTGTACGTGCGCAACCGATGAAGCCCCCTCTACTAATGGAGCGGTGAAGTGAGCGAGACACCTAATCAAGATGACTGTCGTGGGACGCTTGTTCGTGGTTCAGACGGGGTTCTATTTTGCCCAGACTGCGGTTGGCGCATTGAGCCTGGATCACCAAAGTATCGCACGCCCAAGCCGACTGCGCTCGAAACCAAAGACGCCGAGATCGCGTCCCTTCGCGCTCAACTCGATGAGGCGCGGGCGCGGGTAAAAACGTTTGAAATGGCAATTGCACAGCTTCCGGAGATGCCAGCAATAATGGACGAACGGGCCGCCCGACGCAGGGCGATAGAAGATGCTGCAAACGTCGTCGCACGTAGCGTCTTCCCACTTCCAACCGATGCCGAGATCGCGCGGGATGGTGGCGGCATTGCTGTTATGCGAGCCGCTGCGATGGCGCGTGACGCCATAGAACAGCAAATCCGCGCCCTTCTTTCGGAGAGCAAGTCATGAGCGAGAACGGCTTAATGGATGGTCGCCTTGCTGCATGGAAGACTGTTGTTGCTGAGCAGGCCGCCCGTGTAGCAGAGCTTGAAAAGGCGCTGAAGGATGCGCAGCAAACAATGCGCAACGCGTGGGGTGCCGTTACGACAAACCAGATAGCCGATAAGGGCGTCGCTGAAATGTTGAAAGACGGCGTCCGACGCGCCCGCACCACTCTTGAAGCATCTGAACGTGGAGAAAACGAATAGCCATGCCGACCGGATACACAGCGCCCGTTCAAGACGGAAAAGTTACCGAATTTCGCGACTTCGCAATGCTGTGCGCACGCGCGTTTGGTGCTCTGATTGAGATGCGTGACGATTCAATTGACGCGCCAATCCCCGATGAGTTCCAGCCCAGCGACTACTACGCCAAGAACGTGGCAAAGGCTCAACATGAAATCGACAGACTGCTGGCGATGGCCGACGCCGACAAGTCGGTAGCTGCCCAAAAAGCATTCGAGGATGCTGCCGCCTCTTGGGATGCCTACGAAGCACGGAAAGCACAGAGCGTCGCACGCTATGAAGCGATGCTTGCTCAAGTAAAGAGCTGGTCGCCGCCAACTGCGGATCACGCCGGGCTGAAAGATTTCATGACCAAACAGCTTAGCGAAAGCATCGAATTTGACGGCAGCCCGTCATACACACCGCGCCCGACATTACAGCAAACAGACGTGTGGTTTTCAGAGGCGCTGAAGGACGCCAAAGACGATCTCGACCGCGCCACCAAGGGCCACGCCGACGAAATCAAGCGCGTGAGCAACCGCAATCAATGGCTTCGCGATCTTCGAGCGTCGTTGGCATCTGAACGTGGGGGTGGGGAGTGACCGAGGTTTGCAATTTTGATCAGGCAGGCAATTACGCCTGGGCAATCGCCGTTATCGGCGTCGCGTTTGCGATTGCGTGGGTGCGTGTTGAGCGCTGGCGCGCCGTGGGAGACAAAACCAATGGACTTTGAATCCCTCCGCTCCCTACAGGCAAGGATACGTGAGGCGAAGGGGGCTGATAGAGAACTGGAGGTCGAACGTGTCGCGAAGTCGTGAGTTTCAAAACCTTTCATTCCTGGAGCGGTTCGATCGCTCCCACACGCCAGAACCGAATAGCGGATGCTGGATATGGACTGGATGCATAGACAGCAGATCATATGGAGTTATATGGCGGCAGGGGAAGCAGATGCTCGCCCATCGAGCATCTTGGCTAGAATTCCGGGGCGAGATTGGTGGGCTTTTCGTTTGCCATCACTGCGACAACCCTCTCTGCGTGAACCCAAGCCACCTCTTTCTCGGCACACACACGGACAATATGCGCGATGCCAAACGAAAAGGACGAACGAGATCCAACGGATTGAGCGGAGACAGACATTGGATGCGCGTCCGGCCAGACCTAATTAAGCGCGGTGCCGACGCGAAGAAATCAAAGCTCAACATTGAGCAGGTTCACGAGGTTCGAAATCGTCGGGAGGCGGGAGAAGCGCCTTCTGACCTAGCGAAGCAATTCAATGTCTCAACCGACGTGATACACCGCTGCGTATCAGGGACGCGATACGGACTGGCACCACTTAATGTGCCGTCCATTCGGATCGCACGTCTGCCTCGTGGTGAGCGCCACCCTCGATCAAAGTTGACCGATGATCAACGCGTTTCAATTCTAACCGACCCAAGGCCATCGGGCCATCTCGCTAAGATATATGGGTTGAACCCGTCGAGCATTGCTCGCATCCGCGCGAAAGGCCGTTCGGCCATTGCCCAGGAAGAAGCAAAGGAGCGGATGGGATGAATTCCTGGATCGATCTACCGCTCTCCGAGCGCATCTTCATGTGGTCATGGTGGGCCAACGTCGTGTTCGTCATCGTAGGCTTTTGGGCTGCCTGTCAGATGTTCTCGACAGCGCGTGCATTAGTCAGAAAGCGCTTGGAAGAAGCAAAGGAGAAAGCCGATGTCTGAGGATTCAAAAACACTGTGGTGCATTCAGATCGTTGGACCTGATGATTGGTATGCAGCCAAGTCACTTACGCACGCCAGAGAAATGGCGGGCAAGATAAACGCGCAGATTTGTCGGAGCGGCCATGATGATGAAAACGAGCCCAATGTGTGGGCCGTCCCTGGGATTTGGCCGTGGAGTGCCGAGCAGCATGCTCAATCGCTCAAGGAACTGGACAGCGGTCAAGCAAAGCATACGGAGAAAGCGGGATGACAAACGCGATCGACATTTGTGCGCACTGCGGCGGCCCAAAAGCGATCCGCAACCCATCCGGAGCGTGTGACCATCTCTATTGGCCTGATTGCCTGTCGTACGAAGCACGGCTTGCAAACGGCTTCGAGCCAACGAGAGATCAGATCATCAAGCGCCAGCAGCAGGTCATAGACCTACTGATGAAAGCGGTAGAGCCGTTCAAAGAATGCATCGACGGCTTTGATACTGCGGAAGTCGACGACGAAGAGATCCGTCTCATTCTTCTTGGCTCCGACCTTACACCCAAGGATCTCCGTCGTGCTCGTGAAGCAAAGGTAGAGGCAGAGAAGATATTGAATTCAACACCGAGCACGGCTCTTTGAGAGATTGTGCGATCACCATTTCAGCGGAGGGTCTGATGTTCGAATTTATGATGCGCAGCGACGTTGGCTATGCGCTGGTTGGCCTCCTGATGGTCTGCGGGTTCGCAACAATTTATTCGATGCACAGGTGGATGGCCCTCGTTGATGAAGAGCTTTCGGATCTGCGGCGACAGGGTGAACGCATTGACGAGCATTCGGACAAGAACAGTGGTTGAAACCAATTCACTACACCACTCACATCCAGGACTTAAGAGGGAGAGGGAAGAATGACAAAACAGAACCCATTTTATTCAGGCATGCAGAGCATGGCTCCCGGTGCGACTCCTCTTTGTGGTGAGGTTCGAACTGCGGAAGGGGACAAGGTCGCCTTGTTGGAAGCAGAGATAAAGCACCTTCGAGACGGGCTTTCTATTCTTGCTGATCCCAACAGCTTCAAAGGCGATGACGGTTCCATAACGGTGAGGACCAGCAACTTTGCGGAACAGATATTGGCAAGATCACCGATGCGGTTGCTTAAGAGGGAGAGGGAGTAAATGGACGAATTCGAAATCAGCGCCAGGAAGACCGAGGGCGGAATCGGAAGCGATGCTTGGACCGCTTCATTTAAAACGCGCCATGGCTTTAGCGACGTTCATGCCACGGCGAGAGGCGCAACCCGCGCTGAGGCACGATGGAAGCTCTCGTTCGAACTCACCGAACTATCCCGTCAGATCAACTCCGCGCTGGAAGACCTTTCCGAACAGCCCAGGGTTATCAGGAAAGTCGCCGGATGAAATTCAAGCCCGAGAGGGAGAAGGAGTAAGGGGAGATGTGGCCCGACTACTGCAAGAAAGAGACGCTAGCCCGGCGCCTTGATCTCGAGATCGGGGCCGTCGACCAGTACGTCAAACGGGGGCTCCTCCCGTCACCTCACAAAGTTGGGGAAGCTTTGCTTTTTTGCTGGCAGGAAGTGGATTCTTATCTGAGGGGCGGCAACACTGCCGAATCTGAGCATGTTGATCCTTACGACGCCGGAGCACGCCGTGCCGCCGAAGCTGCCGCCTCACGTCGTCCAGGTCCGAAACAAAGTCGGACGGCCCTATCTGTATCTGATGAAGTACAGGGGCACGCCGCGGGCCGAGAAGGCCATTAGGTTACCCGACGACCCGCGACAGCCCGAGTTTTGGACCGAATATGCGCGGCTCATGCACGCGCCCACAGCGCCCGTAAAATCCAATACCGTCGCGAAACTTATCGAAGCTTGGCATGCTTCCCCGGAATGGAAGCAGATGAAGCCGAAGACGCGCGTCGACTGGGAGCGATACTGCCGGCGCATCAAGGATTCGTGGGGGGCGTACGAGGTCAAAGGCATCGAGCCGAAGAACGTGCTTACATTGCGGGACTTGTACGCAAGCACGCCGGCTTCCGCCAACAATCTACTCCGCTGCCTGTCTTCGATGCTGGCTTGGTCCGTTCCTCGCGGATGGAGGCCGGATAACCCATGCCGTGAGATCAAGCCCCTTAAAGGGGGCGATGGCTATGCTCCTTGGCCCTGGGACACAATTGAGGAAGCCCGTCAGACGCTCAGAGAGGATCTATGGTGGGTTGTTGGCCTAGCGCTCTATACCGGCCAGCGCGAGGAAGACGTGCTTTCGATGCTGAAAAGCGCCATCCAGGGCAACGTCATCAGCGTCCGGCAGGAAAAAACCGGGAAACAGCTTTGGATTCCGATCCACCGCGATCTCAAGCCAATCATCGACGCGGCTCTGAAGGCGTCGCCTCAGACGTGTCTAACGATCCTGACCAACACCGCGGGGCGACCATGGACGGTCGACGGCTTCAAGTCATCGTGGGGGAAAAATAAGCCGCCGCGCGTCATGGGTGAGAGGCTCGTGTTTCACGGTCTCAGGAAATCTGCAGTGGTGACTTTGCTAGAAGCGGGCTGCACCGATGCAGAGGTCGGATCGATCACCGGACAGAGCCGCGAGATGATCGAACACTATGCCAAACAGGTCAATCAACGGCGTCTAGCGGCCGCTGCGATCCTTCGCTGGGAGAACGCCTCAGAAACAAGAACTGCAAACACGATTGCAAACACCGGCACAGAGAAACCGGCTAAGTAGTGGTCGGGGCGACATGATTCGAACACGCGACCCTCTGCTCCCAAAGCAGATAAATTCTTATTATGTTATTGAAACATAACAATATGTCGTTTGCACCGATGCAAGAACACCCTGAGACTCAAACGAGAACTTGTAAACACCTAAACCACCACGATGAACGTCGCTATGGCGAGGCAGACGCAGAACACCCTCGTCCCAGGGCACAGCGCAGCCATCACTTGCTGCCATAGAGCTTGACTAGGGAAGCTGCGAGGGTCGTCCATCCGATCTTGTCCGCGATCGCCGCCAGCACCATCACCACCCCAGCCGATGCCATCATGAGATCGCGCGGGTTCCACCGCCGGCCGTCGTCTTTGGGGGCCGTAGTCTTGGCTCCAAGCTGCCGGACCCGGCACTCGAGGCGGATAAGCCGACGCTCGATAGCCAGCATCCATTGCCAGTTCGGCGGCAACTCTGGAGAGTTGTGCATCTGTCATTTGCTTTCGTTCCGGTTGTTGGAACGCGGGCACTAGTAGTTCAGGAGAGCATTACGGGGTTCGTCTTGATAGGGTGCAAGAGCGTTGCCCCAGATCGACGGTAGGCCGGTGTCGGAGTAGAGGGTTTCACCCGTCAAAGGTGATGAGACAGTCCCTCGTTTCAAAGCAACGACGGTATCGGCTGGCGCAACAGAGCCAGGCGCCCCGAGATGGTCGGTGACGTTCTTGATAACGAGGCCGTCGTGACCGGCATCCCGCGCCCAATAGGTCAGAGCGTTTGAATCGATCCAGTTCCCGTTGAAAGGGATGTCATTCCAGGCACGGCCCTGAGCATCGACGACCATGGGATTGACGAAGTTGGCTTGCGCAGGAGCGACCGACCCGGCACCCGGACCGTCGGGAACCATTCCGGCGTAGGTTCCTGCGACCTCTGGAGATGACGACATAAAGAGCGGACGATCAGTCGGAAACAGACCGTCGGAGTTCGGTGCGCCGCGGTACATGGCATAAGGCGCTTCGCGAGCGGCTTCAGGAGCTGCCTTCGCAGCCGCCCCTTTCATCAGCCTCCCCGGGTTCATCGCGTTCCCGCCGTACATCGACAGAAGACCCGTTAGAACGTCCTCCCGATTTTGCGCGTTCTCAGGATTGGGGATGCCTAACCGTCCGTCTGGAAGCCTGCTGTTCTCAGCCAAGCGCATGAGGGCGTTGATCGGCTCGTGCACCGCCGGCGGGACTTGCCACCCTTCATCCCCATAGGTCGACAGGGCCGACAGGATGTTCGTCTGTGCGTTCTTCCCGCCCTCCTGAATGTCGGAGGCTTTCATCCTCAGCCAGTCGTACCAAGACTGATCTTCAGGGTTCGACCATGAGCCATAGTTTCCGGCGCTGTCGTCGCGGATGTTGGGCATCTATCGCCTCACGAGTTCGGGCAAATGGCGTCGAAGACTTTGTTGTGAGCGACGACCGCGCGCTTCGTCGGCTCAGTGTCGGCCTTGCTCCAGCCTATGGGCTTGAAAGACCGGCAGCCGGAATCGACGGGCACGCTCGAGCAGCCGCTAATCCCTACGGTAGCGATCAGTAAGCCTGTCAGCAGGAAGGGTTTCGACCGAGCGGCGAGCAGCTTGGGCTTTTTCGACATTGGCTTGTGTCCGTTGTTCTATCTTCGCGACGGCCTTTGCCGCCCCTTTGTTTTCGTAGTGAAGCGCGAACGCGAACCATGCGCTGAGAACGAGAGCGACAAGCCCTCCTGTTGCTGCGATGCGAGCCCACAGCGTCGAAAGCCCGGTCATCGCTTCAATTGCTGCTATCACCTTGTGCCCTCCCCGAGGTTCCAGCGCCCGCGCTCTTCCAGATGAAGTAAAGCCCTCCGAGGAGGGCCAGGATCGCGAACGGGGTGACTGATGTGTGCCAGAGCCAAGAGCCGAGATCTCCGGCCTGCTCTGTCAGGCCTTTGACGCGTTGGCCTGTCGAGACGATCTTGTCGAGATCGGACACGGTTGGAACAAACTGGACGGCCGTTGCGGTCCCGGCAGTTGCCGCGGCCGCGACGATACTCCGCGAGGGCTTCTCAGCGCTTTCAGAAACTGTCTGCGGCATGGACGGAGCCGACCCGGCAGCGGTCGGCTTCTGGAACAGCGAGGCTTCCGAGGCACGGCGCTGAACGAGCCCGTTCACAACTGCACCGCCCGCCTTGTTCCACATGTGAAAGGCTTTCGCTGCGCCGACACGGTCGCCCTTGTTGAGGCGCTTCAGAACCGTTGATGTTGAGAAGCCCGGCTTCGCTTTTCCACCGATCCCGATGTTGTACGCGAGTGAAACCAGCGCATCGAACTCGTTCTGGCTCATCGAGACGGTGACCAGACGGTTGACCGCAGCTTCGAACTTCGCAAGTTCCTTGCTGAATGCGTCTTCGGCCTGCTGACGGGTCCAGACCATGCCCATCTTGACGCCTTCCGTGCACCCGTAGCCGATCGTCGGCACATCCAGCTTGCCGTGATAAACCCGCTGGTAGGCCTTGCACGAACCATCCGGGAGAGCGTCGTGGTAGCCCTCATACCCCTGGATGCGTCGGCGTCCGTCGTCTGAAAGGTTCATTCCATCTTCTCCCCCGTGAGCCCTGCCGTCATGTCGTTGACAGCGCCTTCAACGCGCTCAACCTGACTGGTGATGGCTTCGAGCTTTTCAGTGTGGGCGATCGACTCTTCACTGAGAGCATCGAGGCGCGCGTGAATGCCGGAGAGGTCGACAGCGGCCGCCGGCGCGGACGGCGCCGGATCGTCCCCGCGCGCGACCCGGAGTGACGCCGAGATCGCCCGCGCTTCCTGCTCACTGATTGGTCGCGCGTGTTCCGGAGCGCGCGACACGACCGCGTGCATCACGCGTTCCGATCCGTCTTCTACCGTCACGGCATACCAGCCCATCTCTTCAGGCTCTCGCATCGAAGTCTCTCCACATGCGCTCTTCATCGATTTGCTGAGCGCGGTCCTCATCCACCCAGACAGGCCCACCGTTTGGGCTTCTCCGCCAGGCGGCGCGGTAGGTCCGGTCTTTCGGAAGGTCGTCGATGTCGACAATCTCGATGGCCGTCCCCAAATGTCCGCAGTCGCGTTCCGCGATGATCTCGATCGCCTGCCGCCGGTTGCACCCGCCGGTCATCATCATCCGGGCGTATCGATAAGCGGCTCCTGGCTTCACGCCGCGCGCCAGCATCCGGTTGAACTGGACAATCCAGAACCACCATCCCCGTCCATGCCAAGGGTGAAATGGATCAGACGCCCCGCGCATCAAATAGCTGATGCCGCTTTCCGCCGGGCAGGTGACGGCAACCGTCCCTCCCGATCTGGTGTCGAGAATTCTCTCCCGCGTCATTGATCGCCGAGCCCTGAAAGATACCAAGCCGACGGATCTGTGTTCGAGGGCGATGAACTACCTAGGGTGTAGCAGAGACCGGTAATTGCTCCTGCGGACTGAGACGAGTCGTACACCCATCCAGCACGCCCTTGGGTGGAGTCCGGCCCCCGGCAGGTTATGTGACAGGCCCAGTTCGCACTAGAAAAGTCAGTCGCGATCGTGGCTGTCAAAACGCCCTGGTTCGTATCGGTTATTGATGTGTTGTTGTACGAGTCCGCAACACTCGGTGTGCCGCCCGAGACCGTGGCTTCCAGCCACCATTTCGGGGAGCTTGGGTGGGACTGCTGTGTTGCCGGTGTGACGGCGGTATCGGTTGCCGTCGCCGCTTCCTGGACCGCTTGCGTTGCCGTCTTCAATCGTCCGGCAAATGAATTCGTCGCCGTGCTCGCGACCCACGCGCTGTCGATGAATTGATAGGTGATGTTCTCGTCAGCAACGTAGGCAACCCATCCGCAATCCGTGTACGGGGTGAAGTTCACCCAGGCTGCCGATCCACCGTGGTATTGCACGATGTCGTGCTGGGAGAATGTCGACCATGCACCGGACGGAGATGCGGTGAGGAGATAGAGCGCCCCATGCTGCGGAGAGACCGGCGGCGCCGAAAGCCTGTCGGTGATCGGAATGATGCCTTGGGCGACTTTGACGAACGGCGAGGTATGGGAAACGACGTTCCAGTTTCCGCCATCCGACCTGAGTTCGATGTCTTCGCCGTTGAGAGCCAGCGCGTATCCGGTCGAGAACGATTTCGAGCCTTCGGAGATGAGCTGCGAGGATACGGTTGCCAGGATTGCCTGATTTGCTGATCCGGCGTGTTGAACCCGAATGCACCAGCCGTTCCCCATTGCCACCGCAGACGGCAGGGTGAGCGTCACGTCGCCTGATGAGCAATTGATTTTGAACAGGCTGTTCTGATCGTCTTTGACGACCGTGTAATTCAGGGATTTCGTG